GCTCGGCGGGTTCTCGACCAGGTCGGGGGAGGGCGGCGGCATGGTCGGGAGCTTGATGCCCCCGACGCGCTTCAGCACCACGAGGACCACGGCCAGGGCCAGGATGACGAGGACGAGCCCGGGCAGGCCCACGCCGCCGGCCCGCGCCAGCTCGATCACCTTCGCCGCGATCTCCTCGAGCACGGCCTACTTCGCGACCCTGGCCGCGGCCTCGGGGGTGACCGGGGTGGTCCCGCCGGTGGCCTGGGCGTCCTTCGCGAGGCGGCCGAGGGCGGTCAGCGCGAAGGCCACGACGTACCACCCGGGCTCGGTCCGGGCCTGGGCGTAGGCCGCCCCGGCGATGGCGAGGCCAGCCAGCAGGCCGAGGATCGAGGTCTTGGGCGAGGTGCCGAACAGCAGGGTGACGATCTGGGTCATGGTGGTCTCCTACTTCGGGTCAAATTCGCAGTGGATGTGGGGGCCGGTGCTCTGGCTGGACGGGTTGCGGTCCGGGCGCTCGTCGATGACGTCGAACTGTCCCCCGCCCGGTCGCCCGAGCCGGGCCTGCAGCTCGGCCACGATGGCATCCACGGCGTCGTCCGGGATGGGGCGGCCGAGGGCGTCGGTCAGGCCGAAGTCGATCGCCAGGCCCTTGCCGTGGAGGAGGGTCGCCTCCCACGTCCCGGCCCGGTAGAGGGATGTCGCCCAGGCGGTGTACCCGTGCGCCTCGTAGACCTCGGCCGCGACCTGCCAGGCCATGAGGATCTGCGGCGCCATCTCCCGGAGATCGACGCCGGCGCGGTAGTGGAGGGAGGCCATCGAGAGCGGATCCTAGGTGAGAGCGTGGACTGACCCATGAGTCTGGGCCTGACCGGGGACGCCGTTCCCTGTCCCTCCCCCGTGCTACCCTGCGTCCAGGGGGTACGCCATGCGAAGCCTGATCGTGGCGGTGGTCCTGGTCCTGGCGGGGTGTGTCACCATCTCCCCAGCCGCGGTCAAGCAGAACCGCCGGGACATGAGCGCGCCGGTCATCGGGTGCGCTCCGGCCGACACGACGATCTGGTCAGCCTCCCCCGAGGCCACGGTCTGGACCGCGACCTGCGAGGACCGAGGCCGGACCTACGACTGCCGGGGCGAGATGGTGGCCGGCGGGCTGGGGATGTCCCGCTTCGCCATCATCTGCGACCCGCAGCAGGCGAAGGACGGACCGGGACCTACCGCCCGCACTTCTCCGCCGCCGCCTGCAGCTCGTTGATCTCCTGCATCAACAGGAGTGCGTAGTCGTGGCGATCGGCGGCGGCGTCCTTCCGCAGCTCGTTGGCGTACCAGGCCACTGCGACCAGGCCGACCGTCGCCAGCCCGTGCTTCCTGATCCTGGCGAGGATGGCGTCCAGGGTCATTCCTTGTAGACGTTGTGCTGCCAGAGCCCGTCGCCGCCGAAGAAGGTGCGCGCGGTGGGGATGGAGAGCTGCACCACCGGCCCCTCGCCCAGGTAGACGACCGCCTTCACGAACCCGCCCGGCTTGCCGTCCAGCTCCTCGCCCGGCTGGATGGTGTCGGCGCGCCGCCACACGCCCTTGATGCAGACCCGGTGGTTGATGGAGCAGGTGAAGGTGCGCCCGTCCGTGAGCGTGACCCGCTGGCGGAGGTTCATCGCCATCAGGACCGACTCGACCTCGTGGTAGCCCATCGGGCCGCCGTCCTCGTGGCGGGTCCACACCCGGTCCCCGGCTCGGATGGCGTGGAGCGGCGCGGTCATGGTCGGAGCGACGAGGATCGGTGTCTCGGGGGCCATGCAGTCGCCGCCGCCGCCACCGCCGCCGCCACCCGGCAGGGAGCCGCCATTCAGGGCCGTCGTGGAGAAGGTACAGGTGCCGCCGATGGTGGTGGCGATGGCGTAGTCATAGCTGGCCGAGTAGCCATAGACGTTGAACAGCCGCACGCGCAGGAAGCCGGCGAGCGCCCAGGGCGTTGTGCTCCTGTTGCCGATGGCGTTGTAGATCCCGGCGTGGTGCCACAGGTGGTAGGTGGTGCGCGTGCAGTTGGTCGCTGTCGTGTCGGTGCCATCGTCAACGTAGAGCCTGTCCGAAACGGGGACGAAGTGCTCGGACCCCATCGCCACGCTGCCCGCGCCGTCCCCGCCGTCCTGGGTGCTGGGCCGGTAGTGCTGGACACCGTAGTACCGCAGCGAGTCGAGGTTGTCGTTGATCGAGTAGGGTTGAAGGGTGAACTGAAACACCCCGTAGTTGAAGGAAGCGTTGGAGTTTCCGTAGACCCCTCCTCCATGGCTGAAGATGACGAGCCGGTTGACGCCCGATGTGGCGTCGTAGAGCACGGGCACGAACGGCGAGGAACCCTTGAAGGAGTTGCCCCGGTAGTAGACCCGCGTGGCCGTCGCTCCGTCGCTCCGGGCGAGTGCGGTCAGCGTCGAGGACTTCACCTCGTCCATGAGGAAGGACCCGAGCTGCATCCCGGCCGGGCCGACCCGCAGCGGCGCGTAGGTCGCCCAGTGGCAGGTTCCGTCCGTGATGTCGCTGCCCGTGGTGGTCGGCTCCGAACCCGAGGCGGTGGTCCCCGCCGTGATGCAGCGGTACATGAGCCCGGCCGCGTTCTTGCGGACGTTGCCCACGGAGTAGGTGGTGCTCCTCGCCATGGCCGTGACCAGAGTGCGGTCGGCGTTCGACTGCATCTTCACGCCGCCGGTCGGGACGCCGTTCGTCTCGGCGTAGTCGGAGGTGGCGAGGGAGTCGGCGGCCAGCTTCGCCGCCGTGAGGGACCCGTCGATGACCACCTCGGCGCCGCCCTTCTTGCGAAGGACGAGGTTCGACCAGTAGGCGGTGTTGGTGACGGAGGAACCGTAGAGCTGGATGCCAACGGATAGAGATTTCGCGTAGGCGGGCGCCGTGAGCGCCAGGGTGACCATTTCTCCGGTCGTCGCTCCGGTGGTGATGCTCGACGAAGCGTCAAACGTGGCACTGAGCGGCGTACCCGGAGGATTCTCTCTCTGCCATCGCGCATAAAGTTGCAGCGACCCGTCCACTGCCGTCCCGAAGAAGCCCCGACCTTCGAGGTACAGTTGGTCGCCGGCCTTCACGGGGATCTCGGCCGTCAGATAGATCGCGTGAGAGCCAGCCGGGGCCACCGACAGCTTGCGGTACCAGCCGTTGGGGCTGAAGCCGGAACCGTAGTTGAACAGCCCCAAGCCTTCCCAGCTATCTGCCGGCGCGGCGGTGTCGAGGCAGGTGCCGTTGGCGATCAGGTTCTCGCTCGACGCGATGGCGAGGTGCTTGGCGTAGATCGCCAGCGAACCGATCTTCGTCTGGGTGATCGACGCCGGGCCGATCTTCGCCTCCACCACCGCCGCGTCCGCCAGCAGGTTCGATGTCACCGCCTGGTCGATGACGTTCTCCAGCGCCAGGTCAGCCTTGCCGCTTCCGAACGCGAAGGCATCGGACCCGGTCGTGCTCGAGGTCCGCTCCGTGACGTGCGCCGCCTCCGCGAAGCCGTCGTGAGCCTGGGTCGCCATGACGACCGGCGTCCCCGCGCCCTCGGGCACCTCGACCGCCTCCACGTCGAGCGTCCCGTCCTCGGTCTCGGTGATGGAGGTGATCCGCATCGCCACCGCGGACAGCCCCAGCGCCGGCTCGGTGACGGACAGCAGGTCGCACGGCTCCAGCCGCACCCAGCGGGCGGTCAGCCGGAAGCGGAAGCTGTTGCGAGTGCCGATGCTGCGCTGCACCATGATCGCGGCGAGGGCCTGGGCGTGGGCCTCGGTCTTGACCCAGCCGGCCTCCAGCGCCTTCCCGACCCGCTTTCCGAAGGCCGCCGCGTGCCCGGAGTCCACGTAGCCGATCGTGGCCGGCGCGTAGTCGTTGGTCCGGCTCTCGAATGTCACGTCGATCGCGTTGAAGACGTCGTCATCCGAGGTGCGGCCCACACTCACCGGGTCGCCGCCGTCGAAGACCAGGTCGTCCGTCCCGATCGACACCGGCGAGTTGCTCGGGGTGTACGTGGCTCCGTTCGCGGTGATGGCCGTCATCCCGAGCGGCAGGATGCGGAGCACGCCCTCGGTCCAGACGCATGTGGAGTTGGTCTGCTCGAGCAGCTCGGCGAGATAGCTCGCGGCGTCGGTCTGCTCGGTGATGGCCCGGGAGACGTTGAAGCCCATGGCCTGGCAGTAGGTCCGGTAGCTGGACGCCGCGGTGCCGGTCGGGTTGGCGATCGTCTTCAAGCCCAGGTCGGTGACGAGCGCGCCCGCGGCCATGATCGGGTCGGCCGTCCCGTGCCCCACGGTGAGCAGGTCGATGATGACGTCAGCCGGGTTGGCGTCGGTGGACGCGCTGGCGCCGATCCCCTTCACCTCGAAGGACAGGTCCGGGCTCTTCCCGTTCGTGAGCGCCAGGCCGCGCGCCCGGAACTGGACGTAGCCCCGGAGCGTCATGCCCTGGCCGATGGTGGCGCCGGACCCCTCCAGGCCCCAGGTCGGGGCGCCCGAGGAGCCCCAGGTGCCGGGCGCCAGGTCTACGATCACCTCCACCGCCGGGGTCTCGACCGAGACGAGCTGGGCCGTGGTGAGCGCCTGGGGATGTCCGTCGCGCCAGTAGCGGAGGATCGACGTGACCGGCGCCTCGCAGACGACCAGGAGCGCCTCCCCGACCTGGCCAGTGACGGGCGGGCCGATGCAGAAGGTGTCCCCGTTGGCCGGCGCGAAGGGCAGTGCCGAGTCCATGCCGAAGGTCCCGGCCGTCTTGTGGCTGCCGTTCACGACGAGCGTGCGGAACGACCCCGCGCAGGACCCGGTCAGGAAGTAGATCTTGTAGCCGTCGTGCCCGAGGATCGGGTTAGCTGAGTCCCCGGTCCGTTCGATGGTGAGGGACCCCGACGAGACCTTGACCGTGGTCGTGGTCGAGCCCACCCCCACCACGCCCATCTGCGGCGGGATCGGGCCGACCCGGTCGTACCGGAGCCGGTCCCCGTTCCACGCCCAGACCGTCTGGAGGCCCGCCGTGGGCCGGAAGAAGACCAGCGTCCCGCCGACCCGGGCCGTCCCGTAGACCACCGGGATCGCGCTCCCGAACTCCGACCGGCCAGAGAACTCGGTCCCCCGCACGATGCCCGGGACCCGGCCGCCCGGGGATACCGGGTTCGGAATGCTGGAGAGCGGCCCCCTGGGTGCCGGCGTGTCCGAGGCGGGTTCGGCTCCACCGGTGGGCTTGATCGCCATCTACCCTTCCGAGGACTTCGGCAAGGGGATGTCAGGGAAGCCGCCGAACCGGGCGATGTTGGAGAAGGTCCGGCACGCCGCCCGGGTCTTCGTGCAGCCGTTGTAGACGTTCAGCGTCCAGCCCGTGGTGGGGACGGCCGACATGGGCACCGACAGGGTCAGGTCCACCCCGGAGACGCTCTGGACCGTCCGCTGCTCGTTCAGCATGGCCCCGGCGTTGGTGATCTTGATGGTGCTCCCGGCCGCGGCCCGCGAGCTGCTCGTGTTCAGCTTCAGCACCTTCGTCGTGGTCCCGGCCGCCACCGTCTTCGCGTCCACCCAGCTCGCCGCGGCCAGACCACAGTCGGCGTCGAAGAGCAGGTAGCCGCACTGTGCCTCGTAGAGCCGGCGCGGGAAGGGGGCCGCCAGTCGGGAGAGCCGGGAGAGGACCGAGAGCCGCACCGCCGTCGAGCTGGGCGTGGTCTCCGTCACCACCCCGTCGAAGACCGTGACCAGGCCCGGGACCGTGCCCCAGGTGCTCATGTAGGCCCGCTGGACCAGCACCCGGCGCCGGTCAAAGCTCCCCGCCATGGCCGCCGCCTTGATGGTTCGAGTCCCCACCGTCCGCGTGCCCGGGTAGAGGGTGATCGACGTCTCGTCCACCTCCAGGCCGGCCGTCGAGCGGTTCGACCCGCGCATGATGATGGGTCCGGTCGCCAGCCAGGTCGTGGTCGAGTACGTGATGTTGGTCTCGGCCGCCGTCCAGAGCTGCGTGCCCTCGGCAAGCTCGAAGGTGAACAGGTCCGCGACGAAGCGGGTGTTGAGCGCGAGGACCGAGTCGGTCCCGGCGTTGGTCGTCTTCACTCGATCACCGAGATGAGCCGGAGGCTGGCCGTCCAGACCCCGCTGAAGAGCCGGTTCATCTGCACGCCGTCATCCTCGAAGCGGACCCGCTTCTGAGCCGGGTCGTGCGTCGAGTCCTCGGCCAGCACCACGCCGGGGTCGTACATGAGGAAGCTGTCCCCGGTCCCGTAGTGGTCCGCGACGAACTTCTGGACCACCGCCAGCTCGGAGTACGACCCGTAGGTGAACGCGCCCGGGGCCGACGCGGCAGCCGCCACGTTCACGCCCGTGCGGAGGAAGTTGTAGACGAGCCGGAAGCGGAAGCGGGGCGTGGAGGTCCAGATCGTCCGGTCCTCACGGCCCGAGATCCCGGTCTGCACCGAGGTCGAGTGCAGGGTCTCCTTGCCGAGGTCGAGCGCCAGGCCGGGCAGCAGGACCGGGAAGAGGTTGCTGCTCACGACCACCTCCGGCGGGAGACGGCCTTGGAGAGCGGCCCGAGGATCGCGTCCGGGTTGTCGTGCATCAGCTGGGAGAGCGAGCGCGCGTCGAGCGCCTGGATCGTGACGTTGTAGATCCCACCACCGCCACCGGCCAGGAGCTGGTCCATCCGGTCGGCGTCGTACCTGGGGGTGATCCGCTCGCCCTGGTGGACCATCACCGGCATGTCGTAGGGCACCCGGTCCCAGCCCGTGGCGGCAGAGGGAAGGTTGCTCAGAAGACCCTGGACCGTGGAGAGCATGGCGACGGCCAGGGAGCCGGCGACGATCGGCCCGAAGACCGCGGTTGTCGCCGCGGTGGTGGCCGCTGCCCGGACCGACTCGGCCATCACGACGCCCTTCACCATCTCGATGATCGTGTTCAGGACCGACTTGCCCATTTCGGCCATGCCTGATGCCACGCTCTTGGTCCCGTCGATGATCCCGGCGAAGGCCACGCCCACCGCCTCGCTGATCTGCTCCCCGGTCGCCATCCACTGCTGGGCCATCTGGGTTTTGAGCGCCAGAGCCTTCATCTCCAGGGCCGTGGCCTTGGCCGCGAGGTCCACCTGCAGCTGCCACAGGTCGGCCATCAGTTTCGTCTCGGCGGCGAGCTCGTCCGCAATCCGCTTCTCCCGCCGGGCCGCGTCCTCCTCCTCCCACTTCCACGCCTGGGCGTTGGAGGCCGCCCCCATCGCGGCGAGCTTCTCGGCGCGCGCCCGAGCCGCCTCTTCGGCCTTCTTGCCGGCGGCGTCGTCGATGGCCTCCAGCTTCGCCGCCGTCTCCATGGCCGCGGTCAGCTCGAGCTGCTGGGCCCGGTCCAGGAACGCCTGCTTCTTCTGCTCCAGCTCGAGCAGGGCCTTGTCGGCGATCTGGACCTCGGCGTTCCACTGCGCCACGGAGCGGTCGGTAGAGCCCTGGCCGGTCGAGCTGCTCGACTCCTCCAGGGCCTTCTGCTGCCGGGCGAAGTCGAGCCGCTCCTTGGCCGCCTTGACCGGCCCCTCCAGGTCCCGCGCGCCGGCCCGGGCGGTCAGGGCCTCGGGGCTCATCCCGCGCGCCTTGGCGTTGAAGTCCTGGACCGCGAGGGCCGCGGCGTTGGCGTCGGCCAGCAGCTTCGCGAAGACCTGATCGTTCTCCTTCTTCGCCTTGGCCGCGGCTTCCTTCTCCTCGGCGAAGGCCATGGTGACGAGGGAGACCGCCAGCTTCACGCCCTCCAGCGCCAGGCCGAAGGACAGCCCGCCCGCGGCGCCCTCGATCATTACACCCAGGACGCCCTGGATCCCCGCCTTGGCCCCGTCGCTGGCCGGGATGATGCTGGTCAGCTCGTTCGCCAGGAACTTCGCCTGACGCCCCTGCTGGACCTGCTCCGACTTGAAGTCGCGGATGGCCCCCATGAGGCCGCCCATCGCCTCGTTCGCCGGCTTGGTCGCCGCGGGGATGTCACCCAGGGATCCCTTCATCCCCTGGACCATGTCGCGCATGGCCTGCTGCGCCTGGACCAGCCCGGTCTGGAACTGGCCGAAGCTCGCGAGGATCTCTACCTGGACCGCTGAACCGCTAGCCATGACCCACCCCGTGCAGCGTCATCGCCCGGATGAACTCCTCCTCGGTCTGGGGCCTCGCCCCGCGACGCGCTCCCGCCTCCGTGATCCCGAGGTAGCTGGCGACCATGTCCCGAGTCGTCGGGAACCGGGACCAGTAGCGGAACTGCCGCTGTACGTCGCTCACCCGCATCCGCCTGATCTCCCCGTGCGTGATTCCCAGCTCCGACGCCAGCCGCCCGTAGACGTAGTCGTGATCTACGGGCTCGACGCTTCCCCCTCGGCGGGCTCCGTGTCGGCCATGGCCGCCGTCACGATCGCCTTCATGGTCGCGGTGAGCCTCTTCCCGGTCCGAGGAAGGACCTTCATCAGCTCCTCGGCGGTGAGGTCCGGGTAGTTCTCGGAGAGCAACCCGAGCACCAGCTCGGCGGTGGAGCGTTCGGAGGCGTAGTGCTCCGCCTTCCCGAGCTGCTCCGACCACCACATGGTGATCGGCGGGACCACGTACTCCCGCCGACCGATCTTGACCGCCACCCCTTCCAGCACGTGCGCTCCCAACTAGGCGTAGTACGCCTCGTAGACGGTCGAGCCGAGGGTCGCCATGGCCTTGAACTCCAGGTCCACCGAGGCGAAGTCGCCGACCTTGTTCCCCACCGAGAACTTCGCCATGGCGCAGGTCGGGAAGTAGCGGCCGACCTTGCGGATGACGCCGAGCGAGTCCGAGGAGTAGTTGAAGACCCGGACGCCGCACGGGACGAGGAGGCCGACCGCGGTGTTCAGCACGGTCAGGGTCTCGCCCGAGGTGAGGGTGTAGAGGTACTTGATCTGGACGGTGCCGGTCTCGCCCACGTTGAGGACGTAGGGCGCGGCCGTGAACCCGGTCGTCAGCTTGTACTCGCCGACGGCCGGTGACCCGCTGTTGTACTTGGCCGGCTGGCCGTTCGCGAGGATGACGCCGAGGTCGCGCGAGAAGGTGCCGCCGCCCGGGGGCGTGATGGCGACCGAGATGCCCGCGGTCTTCGCGTCGGTCTGGATCCACTTCGAGCCGGTGGCGATCGTGCCGCCCGTCGCCACGGCCTCCAGGCCGCTCGAGGAGTAGGCGTTGCTGGCCTTGATCGAGACCTCCTGGCCCATCACCGCCACGATCTCGTCGTAGAGGCCCGAGCCCTTGATCCCCTTCGTGCTCGACGAGACGTCCACCGAAGCGTTCTGGAGGAGGGCGCAGACGTGCGAGTTGCCGGAGTTGTCCTGGACGACGACCTCGCCGGCTCCGTACTGGACTGAGTGCAGCATGTTGGTGCTCCTTTCGTCGGCCGGGGCCGTCGTGCGCTACGTGGAACTTCCGATCAGGGTCTCGATGGTGACGGGGATCTCGACGACGGTCTGCCCCTCGCGGCCCGCGGCCAGGTACTCGACCGGGCCGGAGATGTAGGCCGCCGTGACCAGGCCGCCGAGCGTGGTATGGGCGTACTGGCTGACCTCGGTGGACTGGCGGAGCAACGCCGTCTCCAGCTCGCCCAGCAGGTCGGAGATCAGGTCGTCGGTGGTCTCGCCGCCGGCGCCGGTCTGGACGTGGAATGTGGCGACCAGGTTGAGTTCCCAGACGGTCGGGAGCCCGGGCCGGTTGGTCGGCACCTCCGAGTCCATGGCGAGCGTCAGGGCCGGCTTCTGGGGCACCTGCTCGAAGTCCATGAAGGTCGGCGAGAAGAAGGCCACGCCCGTCACCTGGTCCTTCAGGCGGTCGGAGAGCGCGGCGCGGAGGCCCTTGCGGTCGATGACCATCTAGGCCGTCTCCCCGGCGACGATGCGGGCCAGGCGGCGCGGCAGGGACACGGTCAAGGCGTTGATGATCTGCGGCTCCAGCTCCCTGCCGGCCGGGCCGATGTAGGGCTGGGCGACGTTGGCGAACCGGCGCCGGTAGTAGCGGACCTTTGCGCCGCCCGTGTAGCTGGCCTGCCACCCGGTCCTACCGGAGAGGACGCGGGTCACCCGGCTGGTCCGGGTGTTCCTGCGGTGCCCGCTGACCTGCTTCGTCTTCCCGGAGTGGCCCATCTCCAGCGCCCAGATCTTCCCGCGCTCGGACTTGCTCTTGGCCCCGTAGTCGCCCCGGATGACGACCCGGGAGCCGGTCTCCTTCGTCAGCCCGCTCATGCCGAGCGCGAAGCGGTAGCCGATGGCACTGGCCGCGGTCCCGATCCGGGCCTTGCCCTTCCTGGTGGCTCCGCGCTGTTCCCGGCCGCCGGCCGAACCGCTCCTCGGGGCCCGCCGGCGGGCCGCCTCCACGACCTGGCGCGCCAGGTACTCCAGCGTCGTCTCCGTCTCGATACGCACCCGGTCGTAGGCGCCCCGGAACCTTCGCGCGATCAACTCGTCGCCCGTGATCTTGAAGTTGAAGTCGAGCACCGGCGGCGGCGCGCCGATCATCGACGGGTAGTAGCGCCCGACCGTCATCAGACCACCACCCGGCGATAGGCCGCGGCCACGGCGAGGAAGGTGCTCCACACGTTCGACCCCTGGAAGCTCGTCACCTCGCCGGCGACGTTCTTGCTGGTCTGCCCGATCCGGTCCTTCTCCTTCCACCGGAGCGCGGCCAGTTCCACCACCGCGCCCTCGATGTCCGAGGGGATGTCCCAGCTCGGGGTGATCTTGAAGCCGGCCGTGTAGGTGATCACCACGTTGCCGCTGCCCTCCGTGAAGGTGTAGCTGCCCTTCAGGTCGATCCGGGTCTTGTCCACCAGCACGTAGCCGTCGGTGGCGCTGGCCGGGACCGTCACGCCGTCGATGACCACCGTGGTCACGACGCACGACCAGGTAGCCTCGCTCGAGCCGGGCAGCCCATGGTCCAGCCAGAGCCGGGTCCCGCCCTTGCCGTCCTTCGTGTCCACCCGCGCCGAGTAGACGACCAGGTCGCCGATCTCGGACTGGAGCCGGGTCGAGGACTCCGTCACCAGGCGCGCCAGCTCGGCCGCGTCCGCGTCGGACACGACCACGCTCGAGAGGCCCAGCCGGGCCTTCAGGGTGGTGATGGTCGTGAGATCGACAGCGGTGTTCGCCATGGGCTACCGGGCCTTGTTTCGGGGCGCCGCCGCCACGGCCTTGTTCAGCGGATCCGGCTTGGCCTTCTCGCCCAACTCGCGGCCGAAGCCCTGCTCGACAGCATGCGCCGCGCGCTCGCCCTCCAGCACGGTCCCGGCCTCTACCGACTCGGCATGGACGCCGTCCCAGGCCACCATCAGGGTATGGATGATCTCAGCCCGCATCACGCCTCCGGTGAAGAGGCCGCCCGGCCAGGGAGGAAATCCCAGCCGGGCGGCCCGCACTACCACCCGCCCGGGGTTAGACCGCGAGCTGGTACGCGGTGAGGCACGACGTGTCGATCACGCCGCCGCCGACCCGCTTGGTCACGTAGAAGTTGACGTAGGGCTTGTTGGAGTACGGATCCCGGAGGATCCGCGTGCCCTTCACGTCCGCGATGATGTAGCCGCGCTTCACGTTGCCGAACACGATGCAGTTCGCGCTGGCGGCCACGGCGGGCACGTCCTCGTTCTCCAGGATGGGGAATCCGAGGAGCTGCGACGGAGCCGCCGAGGTGAGCGGACCCACCAGGTAGTTGTTGGCGGTGTCCTTCAGCTTGCGGATCGTCGCCAGCGTGGCGGCGGCCATCATCCAGACCGAGCCGGCGCGGTAGCCGGCCAGGATCGACGGCGGGACGTCCAGCAGCGTGTCAGCCACGATGGTGCCGGAGGTGCCCGACTTCACCAGGTTGATGTTGGTGCCGAACGTCGGGGAGGCCGACGGGGTGTAGGCCAGGATCCCCTTGGGGCTCGTCCCGGCCGAACCGGCGCCGGTGGTGAACTCCAGGTTCTCGGTGACCGCCATCTGCCGGCCGACCTCCTCGGTGATGTGGCCCTCGAGGTTCAGCGCGGCGTCGTCGAGCAGGCGCTGCGAGGCCGCCCAGTTCGAGAACAGCTCGCCGAAGACGGGCTTGAACTGGCCGAAGGCCGAGTTCGTATTGACGGCCCGCGCGCCAGTCTCCGCCACCCAGCCGGCCACGCCGCCGTGGACGTTCTGGATGCGCTCGTACTTCTCGGAGCTGACCGAGACGACGGTCGCGGCCTGGCGCATGGGCGCCCACTTCAGCTCGACTTCGTACAGCGCCGAGTCGAAGTCCTGCGGGACCTCGAAGCCGCCGGCCGTGTCGGTGCCGATCGAGTACGCCTTCTGCTGCAGCTCGGCCAGGCCATCCTCGGTGCCCTTGCGGATGTACTGGTTGAAGGCCGCCTTGTGCTGGGCCTTGGCCTCGTCCACCGGCTGGCCGCCGGCGCCGAGCCGGTTGCCCTTCGTCTCCAGCTCGCGGATGAGCCCCTGGAGCTTGGTGATCTCGGCGTTCGCCCTGTCCACCTTCTCGGCCAGCAGTGGGTCACTGGTGCCCTGCTTCTCCATCTGGGCCAGCCGCTCGTCGTTGGCCTTGCGGAAGTCCGCGAACGCCTTGTGCTGCTCTTCCAACAGCTTCTTCAGCTCTTCCATGACCGGCTCCTATTTCCAGATGTTGATGATGCTCGTCGAGATCGTCTTCAGTTCGTCCAGCACGGCCGCTTCGCCCACGTCGCGCGGGTGAATCGCCCGGTAGCCGTCGGCCATGAGGGCCTTGGCATCACGAACGGAAAGCCCTGCGTCGCGCAGGAACCGCTCGAAGGTCTTGGGGGAGTCGATGGCCGCTTTGACCGCGTCCACCTGTGCGGACTCGTTCGCGGGGAAGGTCACCAGCGACGTCTCCCAGAGGTCCACCTGCTTCAGCAGGAAGGTCTCGGACTTCGGGTCCCACTCGCCTCCGCCCTTGGGAACCGAGTAGCCGATGGAGAGACCGGACAGCGCCTTGAGCTTCAGCAGCTCGTAGGCCTCCGCGCCCTGCTGGGTCTTCAGCGCGAGCTGGCCCGTCACCTTGAGGCCGTGCGCGTCCTCCGCCATGGCAGACCAGACGCCGATGGGCTGGGCGCTGTCGTGCTGCCAGAGGAGCGCGGGCATCTGGCCCTTCGACTTCCAAGCATCCAGCGACGCCGCGAAGGCGCCGGGCATGACCACGTCGCCGTAGGAGTCCTCGTTTCCGAAGACGGAGCCGTAGCCCTCGAAGCTGCCGCTGTCGGACAGCGCCTTCAGCTCGAAGGGTCGCGCGAGGTGCTTGGTCAGCACGGTGGGTGCCTCCGGGTCACGGGTGGATGATGCTTCAGACCGTGGACAGACCCCGCCCGCCCCGGTCACGGAGGCGTCGGGGTCACGGGGGCGGCGACCAGGAAGGTCCCCGAGCCCACGGTCAGGACCAGGCCGCCGGCGGTCTTCACCCGGCCGTCGTAGGTGCCCCAGCTCCCGGCCGCCCACGCCGCGGTGAGGGCGGACAGGAACCGCGCCCGCCCGGTCCCGGCCCCGACGTCGAGCGTGGTCGAGCTCGCGGCCTGGACCGCGCCGGCGCCGATCTTGACGTCGCAGTAGAGGGTGGCCCCGGTCAGGTCCACGAGGGCGCCGGTGGCGTCCTTCACCTGGGGGAAGTAGATGTCGAGATCGTCGCCCTGGTACGCCTTGTCCGCCATGGTGTGCCTCCGCTACGCGAGCCCGGTCCGGTGCGGCGTCGCCTTGATGCCTGGGTGATGAGGGTCCGCGAACTGGCCGCGGTCGGGCCGGGCGCCCAGGGAGCCGGTCCGGTCCGGGGTGGCCTCGAGGCCGACGGGGTGGGCGGTCGCGTGGGCGTGGGACCTGGTCCGCTTCGAGAAGTCCACCGGGCCGGCGCTGGAGCCTGCAGCTGCGTCGGTGACGGTGGCCGAGTCGGTGGCCGCCCCGGAGTAGAGTCCGATGAAGGTCCCGGCGGCCGAGTCGGTGACGGTGGCGTCGGTGCTCCCGGCACCCCGGTGGGTGGCGACCCCGGCCGAGGAGTCGGTGACGGTGCCCGCGTCCGTCGCAGCGCCCTGGTAGGTGGCGACGCCGGCGGCCGAATCCGTGACGGCGGCCGTGTCGGTGGCGATCCCGAGCGTGAGGGCCTGGCCGGTGGCCGAGTCGGTGACGGCGGCGGTGTCAGTCCCGGCCCCGAAGTAGGTGGGCGATCCCGTGCTGCTGTCCGTGACCGCCGCCGTGTCGGTGCCCCCGGCCTGGTAGGTGGCGACGCCGGCCGAGGAGTCGGTCCCGGTGGCGGTGTCCGTGGCGGCGCCGGCGTACTGGCCCACCCCCGCCGAGGAGTCGGAGACGGTGGCGGTGTCGGTCGCCGGTCCGAGGTAGGTCGCGAGGCCGGCGGCCGAGTCCGTCTCCGTCGCCGTGTCGGCCGCGGCGCCCGCGTAGACGGGTGACCCTGCCGAGGAGTCGGTGACACTCGCCGTGTCGGTGGCGGCCCCGGAGAAGACGGGCGACCCGGCGGCCGAGTCAGTGACGGTCGCGGTCTGGGTGGCGGCGCCTGCGTAGGTGGCCGCCCCCGAGCTGCTGTCCGTCGCCGTGGCGGTATCGGTCGCCGCCCCCGCGTAGGTGACGACCCCGGCGGCGCTGTCGGTGACGCTCGCGGTGTCGGTCGCGGAGCCGTTGCTGCTCCCGCCCCCGGTGACGACGGCGAGGAGGAGGAGGAGCCGCTGCGCGGTCTGGCGGCTCGCGGCCACGGGCTACACCTTCTCGGTGACCCAGAGCGCGGCGCCGGTGACCTGGTCCACGGCGGTCTCGCCGGCCGGGACCGGGCCGACCTTCGCGTAGAGCCTGGCGCCCTGGCCGTTCCAGAACCACTCCGAGCCGCCGGGCTGGATGACGAAGCCCTTGCCGACCACGATGGTCGGCGCGGCGCCGCTCGACTCCACGATGGTCACCGGCTGCGGCCCGTTGTTGCTGACCACCACCAGCTGGCGGTTCGCGGCGTTGGTGGCGTCGATGGCGGTCGCTGACCCGGCCGCGGTGGCGAGGGCTTCGGCGGCGGCGATGGTGGTTGGCGCGGCCATTGGTTCACCCTTCCGTCAGAGAAATCATCGCCTGCGTGTTCGCTTCCCAGGCCAGCACCCAGGTCCCGGTCTTGTTGCCGGTCGCCGTGACCCGTGTGGTCTCGATCTCGACAGCCTGATTGGTCCCACCGAACCGGCCCCGGTCGGTCCAGCCCGCATCGGCGGCTGGTGTACCGTTCGACCAGGGCACGATCATGTGCAGCACGAACGCGGGCTGCGAGGTGACGTTCAGGGTCAGCGACGGGGCCGGGTCTGCGCTGACGTTGGCCTGCGAGGTCTGAGCGTTGTAGCCGTTGACCCCGCTGATCTCGACCACGGTGATGTGGCGGTACTCGACGTTGGACGCCCAGGTGGCGGTGACGTTGCAAGTCCCCGAGCCCGTGATCGGGGCCGTCCAGATTTCGGTGTGGCTGTTGGTGCCGACGAGGTTGGTGCGGTTCGTCCACGTCATCCCGCGCGTGTCCGCGATGGAGGAGAGCGGCGGCAGCGTGCCATGGTAGCTCACGACGAACGCCACCAGCATCCCCGTGTTGGGGTCGCTGGTCAGGTTGCCCGTGGAGACGGTCGTGGTCCCGTTGAAAACGTACTCATCGCCCGTCTTGGCCTGCACCCAGGTTGCCGCGACAGGCGTGAACGCCCCGCTCCCCACCACGCCTGCGCTGGGCAGCTTCGGGCCGAGCAGCAGCAGCGCCAGGAGGGGGAGTGCGGTCACGGCCAGAACCCCATCATGCCGCCGCTGCCCGACGGGGCTGGCGCGGAGTTGATGGCGACGACCGCGAGCGCCTTTCGCCGCGTGTTGTCGGCGGTGAACGTCGTCGCGCCGAAGCTCCCGGTCCCAGAGTAGGTCGCGGTGACGATGGCGAGGCCCCCGCCCAGCGCCGTGGTCACGGTCTGATCTTCGCGCTCGGTGATGCTCGCCAGGTTGGCGTTGGTGTAGCCAGAGGAGTTGGAGGTGTCCGCGGCGTCATCGGTGATGGCTTCCGCCATGAGGATCATCGTGTTCGCCACGCCCGTGGTGCAGGACGGGTACGATCCCGTGGTGTCAGAGGCGTCGGTGCCATTCGATGCCGCGCAGACGACCGGCGTGGTGGGGTCCGCTCCCCGGAAGACGACGAGGAGACAGGAGGTATGGTCGCCAGAGTCGGCCACCACCGGCATGGAGTCAGCAGACGAGGTGGCGATCTTCCAGAACACGTTGATGGCCGTCTCGCCTGCCTCGTCGGTGGCGTCACCATCGTTCCAGTAGGCCGACGCCCCCGTGACCGCCGTGAAGCCGTTGGCCGTCGAGAGAGAGATCACGCCGGTCGTGGCGCTGGCGCCCTCGCCCTCCGCGACGACGATGAGCAGGTCGCCAGC